AATAGCTTAATGTCGAAATTGAGGAAAGCAGATGGCAACAAAAACAAAGACTCCTGAATACCTGAAAAAAATCATCAAAGACTACGGGGAGATTATCCGTAGTGGAACAGATGTTCTTGAGCAAAAGAAGAACTTCAAAACAATATCTGTTAGCCCAGCCATAGACATCGCACTGGGCGGCGGGATCAGAGAAGGTAGCTGGCTTACACTAACAGGCGACCCTAAGTCGGGTAAAACAACAACGGCCATGCAGATAGCATCCAACTGTCAAAAAGAAGGCAGACCAATTATCTACTTGGACGCCGAGGGCCGACTAAAAGACATGAACTTTGAGGTATCGGATCTAGATCCTAGCAAGATGACCATCGTTGCACCAGAAGATAAACCTATACCGGCAGAAGACTTCTTAGATGTTGCATACAAAATGATGAGCCACCCTGACTATTACGGTGCGGTTCTAATTATCGACTCGATATCATCTTTGATGCCTAAAAAAGAACTAGACGGAGACTTTAGTCCCGGAAGAGCTGGCCTTCCTAAGATACTGTCTATTTTTACAAAGAAGATAGGACAGCTACTACCTCGCCAACACGGATTAATTATTGCCATAACGCACTACATTGCAAACACAGGAGGGTTTGGTAAAGCGAAGCTGGCAGACGGCGGTAATAAGATCCAGTATCAAGCGGATACAAGAATGGAGATAGCCGGAGGAGGAGAGAAGGTCTCTGCTGTATCGCCTTGGACTAGCACTGGAGGCGACAGAATTGGTCAGGTTGTTAATTGGAAAATTATTTGCTCTTCTATGGGAGCACCGGGAGGACAGGTTCAAAGTTACATTAGGTATGGACACGGGATAGACAAGACCCAAGAGGTGCTAATGTTGTCGTGCGATCTTGGTCTTATAGACAAGTCGGGTGCTTGGTTCAGTTGCTCGTTTATGAGCCTGTGCAAAGAAGAGGCGAAAAAAATAAAGCCTGAACTAAATGTAGAGGATGAAGAGGCTCTAAATAAAGCATTTAAATTTCAGGGCCAAGATAATCTTTATGCGTTTTTATCCGAGAACCCAAATCTAGTAGAGTTTTTAGAATTATCAATAAAGGAAATGCTTTAACTTGAAGTATTTAATAAAGTGCTGTAATAGGGTTGTCGATGTAGATAACAAGCCTATATGGTGCATAAAGTGTGGAGAACACGACATACAGGTCGTGGAGTACACAGAAGACACGATGCTCCCCTGTCCGTTCTGCGGAGGAGAGGCGATGCAGGAAGAGCTAAAAACCGTAAGTATGTGCTGGTACGAATGTGAAGATTGTGGTGCGTCTTCTGGTCACGCTGAAGACTGGACACAGGCTAAGAAAAAGTGGAACATTAGAAAATGAAAATAACAGGCCTTGATGGAAAAGAATACAAATGGAACCCCTCTAGCAAAGAGTCTTCATCTTCTAAAAGATCAAATTTACATAAAAATGCGAAGGAGCTACTTGACATTCTCTTTCCGTATGATAGAATACTAGAAGAAGTTTCGCTAGTAGGAACTAACAACGGTATCAGAAAAGGCACTCTTCGTGCTGATTTTTTTATACCGAATAGAAACCTAATGGTTGAAGTTCATGGCGAGCAGCACTTTAAATTTAATAAGTTTTTCTTCAAAGACAAGTTGTCATTTTTTAAGGCTCAAGCTAGAGATCGAGATAAAAAAGAATGGTGCGAGTTAAACGATATAAAATTAGTAGAATTCAATTACGATGAGGACTGGGATGACTGGAGAAGAAAAGTTAGTTGAGTTTGTAGAGGCTATAGACTCTTGGGTTAACTCTAAATATGTACATAGCAGTGAGCCTAGAAAAGAGGTTCCAGAAGCGTTAAATTTCAGAAGACAAGACCTTAGCTCCTTATCAAACAGTGACTGTGCGTTTTATGCTTATGAGCTATACGCTTACGCTGAGTATATAGAGACGCTAAGAACAAAAGAAAATGCAATTTTAGAATGGGCAGATTCCAGTATTTGGTATATAATATCTACAGTGATGCAGAACTATGGGACACAATATACTAAGTGGCAAGAAAAATACTATTCGGCAATTAAAGAAAACCCGCTAGCATCGCAAATACTAAAAGTAAAAAACCACGCCGACGCAAGGGTAAAGATGCTAAGTGGCAAGGCAGATAGAATACAGAGTATGGCCCAAATATTAAACAATTTATCAAAAAGGAGATAGCATGAGTGACGAAGTTGTGAAAAAACTTCTTGATTCTCTTTCGCAAGAACAGAAGCAAGAGCTTATTCAACAAATACTGAACTCCAACGTCAAGTCTGATCCTCCGTCGCCAGAAGAAAAGCCAGCGACTAGGGCGTCTAGCCTACCCGAAGGCATGACAGAGATCAAGAAAAGAAAGACACAAGGACAGATTACAGGCGTGCCGGTAACGGACATGCCTAGATTTAACAAGTTTAAGGATGACGGTTCTGAACACACTGACGATGTTACACCAGAGGTTCAGCTAACCGAAAGAAAAAGAAGACCGTTTCAAAAGATTGAACAGCTTTGCACTAGATGCAATAAGACTTTTTCAACACATCCTCAGCATCAAAGAGAATTTTACGTTTGCGACAAATGCCTAAGAAGATAACCAGAAAACTAGAAGATCTAGCCGCAGAAAGAGCCGTTTTGGCAGCACTATGTCAATATGGACTAGATGCGTATCTAGAAGTTGATTTTATAAGCTCGCAGTCTTTTACTGATCCAATGAATCAGTTGATATTTGACTGTATATATAGATCTATATCGGAGAACACGCAAGTAGAGCTTTCCTCTATATTGTCTTCTGCGAATGATCTTGGTGTGCATGATCAAATAAACAACAAAGACGAGATTGGTTTTATACGATCTCTTTTTAACTTTCCAATACATAAAGAGAATGTTGCTAGTCATGCCGCCAAAATAGCAAAGCTTAAACTAGCCAGAGATCTTAAGAAGACACTAAAGGCGTGTGAAAGCGACCTAGATTCAATTACGGGCGATGAAGACGTAATGGATCTCGTGGCTAAAATAGAAGAGCCGCTACTAGAAGCGACGGGCGACATATACCAATCATCTAGAAAAAAGACAGAGATACTAGGAGAGGGCGTAGAAGACTACGTAGAATATCTTAGCGAAAACGTGTCTGATTTTGTGGGTATACCAAGTGGGTTCTCAAGGTTTGACGTGGCCATTGGTGGTGGACTACGGAGAAAGTGTGTTGACCTAGTGGCCGCTAGACCAAAGGTTGGTAAGTCTATGTTTGGCGATGCCGTAGCAATGCATGTGGCGGGCGAACTAGATATTCCCGTATTGATGCTAGATACAGAAATGTCTAAAGAAGATCACTACAATCGAATCTTGGCAAATATGTCAGGAGTAGAAATTAATAAGATATCTACAGGTAGGTTTTCTGAAAACGAAATAGAAAAAGAAAAGGTATTCGCCGCTGCCGAAAAGTTAAAAGATATTCCATATCACTATATCAGCATTGCTGGCGAGTCTTTTGAGAACATACTCAGCCAGATGAGAAAGTGGATCTATCAGCATGTTGGATTTGATGAAAACGGACAAACAAAGGACTGCCTAGTGGTCTATGACTATCTTAAGCTGATGGGCTCAGAGGGAATTAGTGCCTCGATGCAGGAGTATCAGGTTTTAGGTTTTCAGATCACGAAGCTACACAACTTTGTGGTGAAGTATGATGTGCCATGCTTAGCCTTTGTGCAGTTAAATAGGGACGGTATAACAAAAGAATCTACAGATGTTGTTTCTGGTTCTGACAGGCTAATCTGGTTATGTACTAGCTTCTCTATATTTAAGCTGAAATCTGACGAGGAGGTGGCCACAGACGGAATAGACAATGGCAACAGAAAACTTGTTCCAGTCGTTGCTAGACATGGAGAAGGTCTAGACGACGGAGACTATGTGTCTATGAAGATGCATGGGAGATTTGGTAGAATTGAAGAGGGTGATACTAGAAACGAGATACATGAGAACTCAAGAACCAGAGAAGAGGGATTCGAGACGGATGAGGACATTAACGAACAATCAGATATCAGCACTTTCTAACGAAATGTTTCTGAGGCTTGATGCTTTATTGACCTATTTCGACATAGAATATGTAGAGTATCCCAACAGAGTAGCGTTTGCTTGTCCTGTTCATGGCGGTGACAACCCAGAAGGGTGCTGTATCTTCACAGACGGCATGACGCAAAAGGGAAACTGGGCATGTTGGACACAGCACTGCGAAGAAGAGTATGCAAATAATCTTTTTGGGTTTGTTAGGGGGTGTCTTTCTCAGAAAAGAAACAAGTCTGTCTCCATGAATGAAACAGCATCTTTCTGTGCTAATTTCTTAAAGAAAGATATAGACGATCTAGATTTAGAAAGCACTCAAAAAAATACATTCAAGGTTATTGATGTATTCAATAGAAAGATACAGAGAAACGATCCCGTAATAAGTAGAGAAGAAATAAGATCGAAAATTCAAATACCAGCACAATACTATATAGGTAGAGGCTACAGCCCAGAAACCCTAGATTCCTTCGATGTTGGATTATGCTCGGCAAAAAATCAGCCAATGTCGGGAAGAGTTGTTGTCCCAATCTACGATGAGGGCTATAATTATATAGGATGCGTGGGTAGATCCACCAATGACGACATGAAGCCAAAGTGGCTGCACAGCAAGGGCTTTAGAAAGTCAGTCCTATATGGTTTAAACATAGCAAAAGAAGAAATATTGAAAACACGCACTGCCATTCTTGTTGAGGGGCAGGGAGATGTTTGGAGGCTACATGAGGCCGGTCTTAAAAATGCAGTTGGAATTTTTGGATCTAGTATAAATGAAGACCAACTGATATTGCTTGAATCTAGTGGTGCATTAAATTTAGTGATACTCACGGATTCAGATGAGGCCGGAGACAAGGCCTATTCGCAGATACTTAAAAAGTGCGGAAGAAGATTTAATTATTACCGTCCCAGCATATCCGAAAAGGATGTTGGCGACATGACAATCGAACAAATAAAAGAACAATTATATCCCCAGTTGAAAGGAACAAATAATGCAAGGTAGAATTCTGGCTTTTTCTGGAACTAAGCAGTCTGGAAAAACAACCTGTTCTAATTTTCTTCATGGTTATCAAATGGCTTGCCACGGAATCGTGGAAGATTTCCAGATTGCTGACGGCGACTTGGTTGTAACAACAAACATAATCGACGAACAAGGAAGAGAAGAAAAGGGCAACGCTGTACTAGACGTATCTAGAACTGATCTGCAATTTTCAGAGTGGGCAATATATAGTATGTGGCCATATGTCAAAAAGTACTCCTTTGCTGCACCACTAAAGGAGATAGCCACCGGTCTATTTGGTCTTTCTCATGAGCAGTGCTATGGAACAGACAGCCAAAAGAACACTCTTACCAACATTAAATGGGGAGAC